AAACTTATTATAGACGATCCAGAAGATGCTTACAATATATTAGCTCAACAATATGGTACAAGAGCAAGGGTACCTACTGGAGAGGTAAATGAAATGGGTGTTGCTCTATATAAAGATGCTTATGTATTAGCAGATGCTGACCAAGCAGAAATATTTAGATTTGTTGTAAGAAATGCTATTCATGCTCATGCAAAAAAGAATTTACAAAAAGGTTTAGAAAAAGTAAAAGGAAAATATTCTAGTAATTGGCAGGCAATAAAAGATGATGACGAGTTAAATACTCTTTTAACAACGTATATGGCAGGAGGAGAGTTAGACAGCAAAATAATGGAGTTTTCTAATTACACTAAAATTATTAATGGAACAGAGGTATGGACAGGAGAGGTAGATGAAGTAACAGGAAAACTTTTATATTCTACAGACACCCCTTTTAGTTCACGATTGCAAGCTGTTGGAGATGATGCTATAGATGCTACATTAGCTTCTGAAAGAAAAGAAATATCCGGGGGAGTAAAAGGAACTAAGAGTAAATTTGACTTAGTACCTTTATCTACTTTTTCAGAACAGCAAGGTAAACTTCAGTTTGATTACCAAGATGCACAAAATAGAATGTTTGACAACGAGTTTAGACATGCTGTAGAAAGCAATAAAACATACCAAGCAGAATACAAAAAATTAATGTTAAGTTTTTCTAGTGCTAAAGGAGATATTCAAAACAGAGTAGAGGTGTTTATACAACAAGAAAGAGACATTTTTGATAGGTTACAAGAATATTTAACAACTAAGACTGGGTATCAACCTACTCCTTATTCTGCTCAAGCTGAAGGAAGTTTAAGTAAAGCTACTGATGCATTACTATCAACTCCAGAAAATATAGATACTTTTATAGAAACTTTAGTTACTGCAAAAGGCAAAAGAGGACCTTTGTTAAAAGGTTCTGAAAAAGCAAGAAGAAAAGAAGCTACAAAGTATGTTGAATCCCTTTTAAAAAAGAGATTTATAGAGGAGATAATGGTTGATACAGGCACTACAAGATTAGTGCTTGATCCTATTACTGGCAAAGAAGCTAAAATCCCAGTAAAAAACATGCTTCCTGATTATGACAATTTTATTGCAGTAAGAGATAAATATGGCCCTTTGTTAGAAAGGTTTTTAGGAGAAGAAGAAACTAAAATGTATTTACAAATAGCTCAACTTTCATCTTTATTAAGTAGAAAAAATTACTTAGAGCTAACTGCTTCTACAGGAATAGGAAGAAAAATAATGAACTCACCTACCTCAATGACAGTTTCTAATGGTTTAGCTAAAATATTTGCTTGGTATAGAGGTGTAGTATCTCCATCATATGTAGGTGTAGACGGATCTATTAGAACCTATAGAAAAAGTAAAGTAGATATGCTTACAGCTGTACTAACTTCTCCTACAACACCAGACAGCCAAGGAATTACAGCTATAAAAGCTTTGTATGAAGTTTTAGAAAATAATAATTTTGATCCTCGTTATGGCAGAGCTCTTTCAAAATTATTACCTGTAATATATTGGGAATCAAATGTTAGAGCAACGGGATATGAATTTCAAGGAGTATTGCCGGGAGACTTACTATATGGTGTTCCTGCTGTTGACGTTCCTATTCCTGAAGGTTTTGAAACAAAAAATAAATATAACGTAGAAGGAGAAGGGGGGCTTGTAAGACGACCAGTGAGTTCTGAAAGTGAAACAAAGTATAAAGATCAAATATTAGAAGAGTTTGGAAGCATGACTGGTTTTAGAAAGGCTGTGGAAGATAAAGATCCCAAAGCTTTATTAAGATTAAACTTTATTAGTAGAACCCAAAAAGATAATAACCTTAAAAAAGAGTTAGAAACTTTAGGGATAATAAAATAATATAATTTATTTAATTAACAAAAGGAGAAGACTTATGGAAGAAGTAAGCATGATGACGTACATAATGAGTAACTGGCAAGCATGGTTAGCAGCAGCTACAAGTGTAGTTGGCTCTGCAGCTATAGTTGCTACACTNACACCTAATAAATCTGATGATAAAATAGTACAAAAAGTATTAAGTATTATTAATTTTATAGGAGCNAACGTAGGAAAGGCTAAAAATAACGATGGCTAATGATTATACTAAAAATAAANCGGGAATGATGGGAAGAGCAGATTCAAGTGCCTTCCCTANTCCTATGTCAAATGCAATGGCTATGAAACCTAAAACTGATACTAAACCTATGCAAGATGGTTATATGTATGGGGGNATGATTAAAAGCCCTAAAAAGAAAAAAGGTTATATGGGTGGAGGAAAAGTAAGAAAGATGTATGCTAAAGGTGGTGGTATTCGTAAACCAACTTACTCCTAGTTAAGAATTTTACGAATATCTCTTTCCATATCAGAAACGTGTGTGGACAAGTAATCTAATAAGGATACAAACACTTCTGTATTCTCATAGTTTTTATTCCACTTGTCCATAACATCTTTAAATTCTTCTGGCCTAATATGGCTATGGTCTACAGAAATGTGTCCTTCTTGTGTAAGCTTAACAGTAAAATTAAATAATAAACTGTGGTCTTTGCTAGTCATTTAACCTACCTAATCTGTGAAATAAGTTTAAAAGCTTTTCTTCTAGCTCTTTATTAGGAGGAGATGCATACTTAATATAGTAAGCTATAACTTTTCTTATTAACCCAGCATCCTCTGGAGCTATTATAGGTCTAGCACATTTCATTATATATCTACCAACTCACACACTCCGGCTGTACAAGCTAACTCCTGTGATCCCTTCGTATTATCTTCCTTCTCAAAATCTTGTAACTTCTGCCAGTCTATTGAAGCTGGCATTTTTTTTGCCAACTTTGTATAGGTAGCTTTATCTATATCTTGGTAAGGAGCCTGTTGATACGTGTGGTCGGAAAAAGGGAGAAAGGAAACACCACTAAGGTAGCTAAAATTTTCCCAACACCAAGCACCGACAGGCACCCACTCTTCCTCTTTAACAGATATAGTTACAGAGGGTTTGTGCTCACACCAATGCTTTGCATAAGTTTTCCACAACTCTAGCTGTTCAATAGCAGTCATGTCGTTCCTACACACAGAGCCTGCAGGAGCTTTCATTGGAAATGAGAACACTGTTGTATGCTCTGGTTTCATAACGTCTGGTTCGTTAGGTATCCCAGAAGCAATCATAAATTCAGTAAGAGGGTCTTTAGTATCTCCTCGTACTGTTCGTATGTAATAAGGATTGTGTCTTGCATGTATACCACTAGCACTATCTACTAATTGGCTCACAGTGCCAGAAGGTTTAACACAAGTGATGGCTGTACTTTGGTTTATACCAAATTTATCTGCCCAGTATTTATTAGCATCTACAGCAACTGTTCGTAAAGTTTCTAATCGTTTCTCTAATCCACTTTCTTTACCATTCATTAAAGTACTATCCATGATGCCTGTAAGAGACACACCTAATAGTCTTTCCTCTTCAGTGTTGTTTTGCCATCTCTTTCTTAGATAGCCAAAGTTAGTAAAGGTAGATTGTATCGTACCTAACAAGGTAGCAATTTGTATTTTCTTAGTAAGAGTAGACATAGTATCACCAGAACGTACTACTATCTCTGTAAGGTTACAGAATTGATTAGGTCGTAGTATGATTTCACTACAAGGATTAGTACCAAAATCCCAATCAGACTCTCTTCTACCATTCTCAGCAGCCTTTGCCTGTGCAGAAGCTCTACTAAATATACCTCTCTCACCAGATTTACTTTCATATAAAGACAGCCATTCTTTCATAAAGATACCTGCATCTGGTTTCTCTGTATAAGCAACAGAGTTATTAGCCAGTGCTCTCTCTGGATTAGTTTCCCACCAAGCACCTGATTTTGCAGCACGTATTCTTTGGTCAGATAGATTAGATAGAGATATAAGAGCTGACCTACGTACACCACCAACTACTACAACTTCTCCTGTCTTACACACTATATCATGGCACTCCATAGAGGACAGCTTTCTACCTCTAGCACCTTTGAATTTCTCTACAGCAAAGTCAAACAAATCTACTAACGGCTGTGGGCCACTAGCCCTACCTCCAAAAGTTTTAAGCCTTGTTCCTGCCGGTCTAACTTTAGACACATTTATTTTAGGAATCCTTCCTGTATACAGATACGAGATAAGATCTCTAAACCCTTTAGCCCACCCTTCTTTAGAATCAACTACAGCAATAACATCTTCTGTCTTTTCAAACTCTCTATCAGGAACTGTAGGAAGCTTATCAATGTACTGCCTCTCTACAGAGAAACCTACACCTGTACCATTCATAAGTATGTACAGCACTTCATCAAATGCTTTTGGATTATCTATAGGTATGTAAGAGCAGTTGTATCCTGCAATGTTTTCTCTTTCTAAAGCTTTGCCGGCTGTCATAAGTGCTCTCATGCTAGGCATAACTTGAAGAGATAGTATTGCTTCATGTATATCCTCCCAAGATTTTTCATCAACCCCTTTTACATTTTGACGAAAGAAAGAGATAAGCCTATCTACAGTCTCACCCCAATTCTCTCTTCTGTTTTCAGTCTCTAACCATCTAGAGTAACGAGACATATGTATGAATGCCTGATATTCTGTTGGTAAGTAATTGCCTCCCATTAATGATGCCATCTATTCTTCTCCATATTCTAATTCTAATATTAATTCTGCATAGTGTATGATTTTTTTTATGTCCTCAGCACCATTTTTATTTCTATGCCGAGAAACATATTTTATAATGTTTCCTTCAAGGAAGTCAAGATTATTTTTAGAAATATATTCAATAGGCATAATCTTAAAATCTTTATAATGACTACCTCCTACTTGAACTTTTGTTGCTTTAGATCCTTTTAACATTTTTATTTCCATGTTTCTTTTATCCTCTTTTCTCATCCTAACCATGTACTGTTCATGTGTTTCTCTCTGTGAATTACTACTTATCATTATTAAAATCCAAAACAGTTATGTTATCTTTGCTGTACATCTTTTCTTTTACTTCTGGCTTAATGATTTCTACATCTTTAAATATTGCAGACTGCCCATGAATAATAATATTTTCAGTTTGTGTTTCTAACATAGCCATAAAACCTCGTAACAAAGTGTAAGCTGTAGTTACACCATGTTCTTCTGTAGTATCATAAGACATAAGATCTATCATACCATCCTCTGCATCTTGCATAATAATACAAAGAGAATTTTTAGGTAGTTTATTTTTATAACTTTCAAACTTAGTTTTATTTTCTCCTGTTATCATTTTAACCACTCCTTTGGCACAAACCCTTGACACCATTTATAATCATGTCTATCACACCATCCTCCATAAGTAGTTTTTGATCCTTTGTACAGCTTGTTGTTAGCATTCATAAATAAAAATCGTAAATCTAAATCCGGGTGTTGTTTTTTTAATAACAGATGTTTTCCTCTATCTGAAGATGTAAACAAACCTTTTACTTCTATAAAAAAATCTTGTTCCTTCAAATAGAAGTCAGGGGTGTATGTACTGTGTCTTATATAAGCAAAGGCATCTTTCTCATAAGTAAAAGGTACTTTGTTTTTAGCTAACTGATTAGCTATATCTAATTCAAAATTAGACCTATATCCATGTGCTCTTTTCAATTGTTTTCTTCCTTATCTTTTGGTAAGTAAACCATATAGAATGAGCCACACTTAGGACAAGATAAGTTTGTAGACATACAGTAGTCTTCCTCTTCTTCTTCCATATCGTGGTCTCCTCCCCAAATTACTTCTGTACCACAATGCCAACAGTTCATTCTTCTGTTCTTCTTAACTTTATATCTTTTGGAGGAAAGGCATCAAACAATGCCCCTGACTGCTCTACAGCAAACTCAAATATTTTAGGAGAGTTCTTTTTTAATTTCTCTAATTGTTCTGTCCACTCTGCCATGTAGAAGCATACAAGTGCACCTTTGTTTAAAACTGTTTGTATTTTCTGTAAATCAATAGAGATAAGAGCTGTCTTTTTATCATAATCAAAATCATCCCAAAGGCCTCCTTCATAGAAACTTTTACAAGACCGAATAGGTATAGCAGAAAAGTTATTCCTCAACTCTCTTATAATATTTGTGCCTCCTTTTCTATCTTCAGAATCAGGATAAGCATACCAGACATTATCATTCATATAAATATCTGAAAAGCTAACATCAGTTTGAAAATAGATAGGCATTATATCTCCCTTTTTTTAAGCTTGCTGTACCAGACAGATTTTGGAAAACGAGCTGTAGAGCCTACTTTTTTATGCATAATAGCATCAGGCCAACACGTTCTTTTAAAGTCACAAAATCCACA